GCAATGAATACAGGACGAAATCAAGTAAATGGTTGGGGCGGACCAGCAGGCCAAACAGCTGCAATGTGTGGTGGTGGAAACGATGGTTCTGTAACAGGAGCAACAGAAGGCTACGACGGAACTTCATGGTCTACAAGACCATCTTTAGGAACAGCTAGACAAGGTTCTGCAAATGGAATTGGAACGAGTCAAACCACAGGTATACAAGCAGGTGGAAGCACTGGTTCTTATGTAACAAACACAGAAGAATTTACTGGTGAGACAACAGCATTAAATGTTAAAACTTTAACTCAAAGTTAAACTATGATATACAAATTTAAAAAGGAGGAATAACTATGGCACACTTTATATATGGAGTAGCTACTAACACTGGAAAAGGATTCTTTACTGCAGAAGACAGAAGAGCATTCTTTCTTAGAGGTTATCCTGCAGACGTCTGGATGATTGGCAACAATGTCGATGGCGCTATGTGGTTAGCTGAAAAGAACGGTGTTGAAAAAACTAAATCAGAAGCACAAGCTTTGATTAATGTTGAAGTTGAAGCGGCACAAGCTGCTTGGGATGCATTATCTGATGAAGAAAAAGCTACATCTACTAGACCATCTAATATAACTCTTCCATAGTAACTAATTATGGCTACGTACGAAGAGATACATGGTAAAAGAGTAAAAGAACTTTCCTCGGATCCAACTTTGAATTCGACGTACGAAGGACAGGTTTGGTATAATGAAAGTTCAGGTACATTAAAATCTGTTGTTAATTTTACAGCTTGGGCTTCTACAACTGCTTTGCCAGCAGGAAAATATTATGGAAGTGGAGCTGGAGAAAAAGATTCTACATTAGTATTTGCAGGATTATCTGACTCAACTACTCTTTCACCTAGTTCATTTGAATATAATGGTAGTGGTTGGATTACTGAAGGAAATTTAAACACAGGAAGAAGAAGTACAGGAGGAACAGGAACAGCAACAGCTGCACTTTGTGTAGGTGGTTATCCTGATCCTACGGGTAATAAAACAGAAGAATATAATGGTTCATCATGGACCGAAACTGGAAACGTTCCTAGACAAGGACATGGTATGGGTGTTTTTGGAACAGAGCCAGCGGCTTTTGCTTGTGGTGGTGGAACAGGACCGGCTACAACAACTGTAGATGTTTATAATGGTTCAACGTGGACTAGTGGAACATCTTTGTCTACAGCAAGATTTGCATCTCAAGGTGCTGGAACAACTACAGCAGGATTAATTTTTGGTGGAGAGCCTGGTTTTGGCGCTGGTTCTACAGCTACAGAATCTTGGGATGGAAGTTCTTGGACAACTTTAGCAAATTTAAATACAGGTCGTACAGACTTTGCAGGAGGTGGAACACAAACTGCTGCATTAGGATGGGCCGGACGATCATCAGGTCCGACTGATAGTGTTAAAACAGAACAATGGAATGGTACATCTTGGACAGAAGTAAGTAATTATCCAACAGGAACAAATGCTCCTCAAGGTTCATCTGGACCAGCAACTTCAACAGCAGCTACAGCTGCAGGTGGAGCAGCTCCAGGACCAGTTGCAACAGCTAACGAATTTAATCAATCAATTAATACAATCACTGCAGCAGCATGGGCTAGTGGTGGTGCTACAAACACTGCTTTAGGATCTACTGCAGGATGTGGTTCACAAACTGCAGGTTTAGTTTTTAGTGGAGCAGATAATTTAAATAACACAGAATTATATAATGGTTCTTCTTGGACAGCGGGACCAACATTAGGTACAGGAAGATATGGAGCAGGTGAAGCAACTAATGCTCCTCAAACTGCAGCACTTTGTTTTGGTGGATATAGTAATCCTCCTGGAACTAACAGAGCTCAAACAGAAGAATTTGATGGTTCTTCTTGGTCTGAACAAACCGATTTGCCAACTGGTATAAGACAACTATCTGGATTTGGAATACAAACAGCTGCGGTTAGTGTAAGTGGTTGGGATACAAACTATGTAGCTGAATCTTATGAGTATAACGGATCCTCTTGGGCAGCTGCAGGAAACATAAATACATCTAGAGAACGAGCAGCTTCCTTTGGTATTGAAGATGCAGGAGTAACAGTTGGAGGTAATGTCCCTCCTTCTCACGCTCATAGTTCTACAGTAGAACATTATGATGGATCTTCGTGGACAAATGCAACTGCATATCCTACTGCAATTAAATTTGCTTCAGCGTGTGGAACACAAACAGATGGTTTAGTATTTTCTGGAAACACTCCTCCAAATAGTGTAACAGGATTAACTTTTGGATATGACGGAACATCTTGGTCATCAAGACCTTCAATGGGAACTGCAAGACAAGCAGGAGCAGGAGCAGGAACTTCAACGGCTGCGCTTATGATGGCTGGATCTAATGTTGGTGGAACATCTTTAACAACAACAGAAGAATTTACAGGTGCAACAGAAACTATTACATCTAAAACATTGACAATTAGTTAATAATTGTTATATTATTAATTTAATGAAAGGATTAATATGACAGAAAAACGTAATATACATGCACTTATAGAAAAAGAAGCACCGAGTTTAAATAATTTATTAGATCCAGAAGACGTAAAAGAGTTTAAGGCTATGACAGCCGAGCTTAGAGATACATGGACTAAGAAACAAGTATTTAGAACAGAGACAGAAATGAGAATGTCTGTTCTTCAAGATATGAAATACCCAACCAAAGCTGCAAAGTATTGGCAGTGTGTTAGAGAACAAAACGTATTCTTAGAAAACTTAATGAGTTTATCATTTGATTGTAGAAGACAAGAAGCTAAAGTTAAATGGTTAGAAAAAAAAATTGAGACAGAACAAGACGAATATAAATTAGAAAAATACAAAATAGATTTAGACGAAGCTAGATATGGTTTAGCTAATATGCAACTTGTTGCAAGAGACAGGATGAGAGAAATTAAACTTTGGTCTACATTAAAAAAAGAGTTTGATGATGGAACGTTTGATACTAAAGATGTAAACAGACACCAATTAGATTCTTATCACATGATTATGAAAAATAAAGCAGAAACATTAACATCAGGATCTAGTCAACCTGAAGTGTTTAATGTGTTAGGTCAATTAAAAAGTATAGAAAGAGTTAAAAAATCAGGAGAAATGATTTACAACAAGAAAGAACAACTAGCTCATGACCTCGGATCTAAACCAGAATAATTTTAATTTTGTATTTTTAGGTCAGTCAGTATTAAAATACGAAGTGCCATTAGATGTATATAATATTATTAATCATATTTATGAAACTAAGTATCCTGAATTAAAACCTGCTAATAAACAACTTGTTGGTAAAATTGAAAAAGAACATAGTTTGTTTTTTGATGGTGAAGATAACCCTAAAATGACTAACCATAATCATTTACCACAAAACGTGTTGCAATGGTTTCATCAAAAATTTAATCATTATTTACAGTGGAACAAAATAAAAGGATATGAAATGCATTTAAATTCTATGTGGGTTAATACTATGTTTGAGCATGAGTATAATCCGGTGCACGTGCATCAAGGAACATTGTTTACAGGTCTATCGTCTGTTATGATTTTAAAATTACCAGAGTCTTACGGTGTAGAATATTCTGCCGCTGATCAACCACAAAATGGTAAATTACAAATACTAGGTTCATCTAATGGATATTTTGCAAATATAGATTATCAACCAGAAATTAAAGAACGAGATTTTTTTGTGTTTCCATATGACATGAGGCATTGTGTATATCCTTTTAATGGTCCAGGATATAGACGAACACTAGCTGCAAACATGGATGTTAAATATAACCCAATTCAAAATAGAGGAGTAAGTTAATGTACGAAAATACACATATATCAGAACCTAAATGGAAAAGTTGGATAGTTCAAACAACAACACCATTGTTTACACCAGATCAATGTAGACAAATTATTGAGTGTGGAAGAAGGCAACCACCACAACAAGCACAAGTAGGTATGGGTAAACCTGGTGGTGGAACAGATACAAAAAAAAGAATAACTACAATATCTTGGATACCGTTTAAAGAAATGGGACATATGTATCAAGATTTAAATAGATTTATACAAAAAGCAAATGAAAATCATTTTGGTTTTGGTGACATACAAATAACAGAAAATGCACAGTTTACAGAATACCCAGAAGGAGGGTTTTATGATTGGCACATGGATTGTGATGTAAACATGCAACACGAACCACCTGTTAGAAAAATATCTATGACATTGTTATTAAATGATCCGTCAGAATTTGAAGGAGGGCATTTAGAATTAATGTCTCCGGGTAAGTTTGGAGAACTTAAACAAGGACATGCAATTATTTTTGCCTCATTTTTAAATCATAGAGTTCAACCAGTAACAAAAGGCGTTAGACAATCTCTTGTTGTTTGGTTTGGAGGTAAACCTTTTAGATGATTAAGGAACAATTTTTTCCGACAACAATATATGGTAAAGATGTAAAACTAAATAATCAACTATTTGCTAATGAGATAGTTGAATGGTCTAAACAAGATCCAGGTTTAAAAAAAACAAATCGTAATGGTTGGCACTCAACGACAGAAATGCATAAGATGCCTGTGTTTGAACCTTTAGTAAAAGAATTGTTTATAATGATGCAAGACATATGGAAAGAAGAATGGTTAGATAGAGAACCTATATTGGGTAATATGTGGGCAAATATTAACCCACCAGGTGGATACAATGCTCCACATGTGCACCCTAATTGTTTATTCAGTGGTGTCTATTATGTAAAAGCACCTGCAAATTCAGGTCAATTAGTTTGTAATGATCCAAGACCAGGTATACAAACTTTTATGCCTACACGAAAAAAAGGTCAACCACCCAAACATTTATGGAGAGAGACACATTTAGAGCCCATAAATAACAGAATAATTATGTTTCCTGCTTGGTTATGGCATTGTGTTGAACCTAACAAATCAAATGATATAAGAATATCAGTAAGTTTTAATTTTTTACAACATGGCTTTCAATAAATATCAAGTAATTAAAAAAGCAATTAGCTACGAGTTAGCTAACTTTGTGTTTAACTATTTTCTTCTTAAAAGAGATGCTGTGCATTTTATGTACAAAAATAATATAACCTATGATACAGGAATGTTAGGTACATGGGGAGACACACAAATCCCAAATACTTTTTCTTGTTATGCTGATAATGTAATGGAAACTTTACTTGTTAAGGTATTACCAGTAATGCAACAAGAAACCGGCTTAAATTTATGTCCTACTTATTCCTATGCAAGATTGTATAAACATGGTGATGAATTAAAAAGACATAAAGATAGACCTAGTTGTGAGATATCTACAACTATTAATTTAGGTGGTGATCCTTGGCCTATTTTTATAGATGGCACAGGACAAAACTCAGTAATAGATGAATACAAAAATATACATAAACCCGATGCACCTAAAGGCACTAAAGTCCTGCTTGATGTTGGCGATATGCTAGTATATAGTGGATGTGAATTAGAGCATTGGAGAGAACCTTTTGAAGGTAATACTTGCGGACAGGTATTTCTTCATTATAACCATGTAAATGGTCCTTTTGCTGAAAAGAATAGGTTCGACAAAAGGCCAATGTTAGGTCTTCCCTCTTTTGTGAAGGCATAATATTATGGAGTTATATGTTACAAAAATTAGGGTTTCTACCTGGGTTTAATAAACAAGTCACATCTACTGGTGCTGAGTCTCAATGGACAGGTGGAGAAAATGTTCGTTTTAGATATGGCACACCTGAAAAAATAGGTGGATGGAATCAATTAGGTGAATCAAAATTAACAGGTGCAGCAAGAGGTTTGCATCATTTTGTAAATAAAGCATCTACTAAATTTGCAGCTATAGGCACTAACAAAATTTTATACGCTTATTCAGGTGGTGTTTTTTATGACATTCATCCTTTAACTAATCCATCCGGCACAGCTATTACAAGTGCATTTAGCACTACTAACGGATCACCTATTGTAACAATTACATTTAGCGGTTCACATAATTTTCAAGCTCAAGATATTATTTTATTTGGTGATGCTAGCACGTTTAGTGCTATTACAAATTCTAATTTTACAGCTACAGATTTTGCTGATAAAAAATTTATGGTAACAAGTGTACCAACTACTTCAACAATTACTATTACAATGCCAAGTAATGAAACAGGAAGTGGAGCTACAACTTCTGGTGGTATAACTTATTATCAATATTATCATGTAGGTCCTGCAGAACAATTAGGTGCATTTGGTTGGGGTATATCTTTGTGGGGTGGTAATATTTTAGGATCATTAACTACAACTTTAAATGGTGCATTAGCAGATGACACTAATGGTAATAATGGTTCTGCTACAGAAATTACATTAGCCAGCACCACAGGATTACCATCAGCAGGAACTAATTATATTCAAGTAGGCGCAGAAGAAATATCGTACACAGGAATTACAGGATCAAAACTAACAGGAATTACTAGAGCAGCCAGAGGATCAACTAGGTCTTCACATTTAAATGGTGCAACTGTTACTAATACATCTAGTTGGACAGGTTGGGGATCACCGGCAGCTAACACAGACTCAGTAATAGACCCAGGACTATGGTCTTTAGATAACCTAGGAAGCACTCTAATTGCTCTAATTCACAACGGTGAGTGTTTCCAATGGGATGCGGATGCAGCTAATGCAACATCAACAAGAGCAACTATTATTACAGGTGCACCTACAGCGTCTAGAGATATGTTGGTTTCTACTCCCGATCGTCACTTAGTATTTTTTGGAACAGAAACAACTATAGGTAATAAGGCAACACAAGATGATATGTTTATAAGATTTTCTTCTCAAGAAAATATTAATGACTATACACCTACAGCTGAAAACAGTGCTGGTACACAAAGACTGGCTGCTGGATCACGGATCATGGGTGCAACACTTGGTAGAAATGCTATATACATTTGGTCTGACACATCTTTATTTACTATGCGTTTTGTTGGAACTCCTTTTACATTTGCATTTGAACAAGTTGGTACTAACTGCGGATTGATAGGTATGAATGCAGCTGTGGAAGTTGATGGTGCTGCTTATTGGATGTCTGATAATGGTTTCTTTAGATACACTGGTAAATTAGAATCTATGGATTGTTTGGTTGAAGACTATGTTTATGATGATCTTAACACAACATCTAATCAATTAATTTATTGTGGTATTAATAATTTGTTTGGTGAAATTACTTGGTTTTATCCAACATCTACATCAAACGTAAATACTAGATCTGTTACATATAGTTATTTAGATTCAACTGCAAAACGACCTATATGGTTTACAAATGCCAGTACTTTATTTCCTAGAACAACATGGGAAGACTCAGCTGTTTTTGGTTTACCTCACGCAACTAAATACAATGCAAGTGATGATACATCTTTTGATGTAACTGGTAATACAGAAGGCACAACAATTTATTTTGAACATGAAACAGGAGTTAATCAACAAGAAGCAGGGACCACGGCTGTTGCTATTCCTGCTAACATTACTTCTGGAGACTATGACATTACACAAAAAGTTGTAAGAGGAGCTGCAACTAATATGGCTGACCTTAGAGGTGATGGTGAAAACATTATGAGAGTTAGTAGAATTATACCTGATTTTATTGCCCAACAAGGAAATACAATTGTACAATTAGATCTTAGAAATTATCCAAATGATACTTCAGCTAGTTCATCTTTAGGTCCTTTTACTATTACATCTGGAACAGATAAAGTAGACACAAGAGCTAGAGGAAGAGCTATTGCTTTAACAATATCTAATACAGCTGTTGATACTAGTTGGAAATTAGGAACGTTTAGATTAGACATACATGCAGGAGGAAGAAGATAATGGCAAAGATAGTACAAACATTAACTAGAGCAAGTGCGGAGTATGAAGAAGACGTAGCTCAATCTTTAGTTAGAGATTTAGATGCAGTGTTAGAAAAATTAAACACTACATTTCAAGAAGAATTAAAACAGGAGATAGAAGCTAGAGCTTTCTTTATTGAATAATGGCAGTAGTAAATCAATATAAATTTTATGGTAAAGCTACAACTGCGGCTGAAACAGTTAATATGTTATCTCCAGCAGTTAATGAAACTATAATTATTAAATCATTAAGGGTAACTAATAAATCTGGTTCAAATACTCCTACTATTAGTATCTTAGACAACGGGTTTTTTGTTATTAATACACAACAATTAGCAACAAATACAAGTGTAGAAATACTAACTCTTCCTTTAATAGTGGAAGGTGGGACAATTTTAAAGTATACTACAGCAGGAACTATGAGTGATGGCGTAGATATTGCCATTAGTTATTTAAATATAGTGAAGGAAGTAACAACATAATGATAGAACTAAAACCAGAAAAGATAATAACAACAATTAAAAACAAGAAAACAGGTGAGGTTTATAAAACTGAAGAAGCTTTAAAAGCTGCCAATATACCTGAAGAGGATGTGCAAAGAGATGTAACAGTTATCATGCCACCTCTTGATTTATTTGGAAAAACACAGTAAAAGGAGATACTATGGACGAAGAAATTTCAATGAGAGAATCAATAGAAGCTGGAGCACCAGACATTAAATATAACCGAGGTGATATTAGAATGGGTGGTCGTGAACCAAGAGATCAAGGCAAAGAAATTGCGGCAGAAATATGGTCACAAATGGAACCAGAACAAAAAGTTCAGTTTCAAAGTTTTGAAGCTTTTTTTATGAGTGGTATCTGGAAAGAAATTTTAAAGCAGTTGCAACAAGATCAATCAGGAATTAGATCTCAAGCTCCTAATATGAGTATGAGTGAAAACGTTAACATGGCAGAAATGATGCCTGGTGGCGGAATAGCTGATGTTGATGTCAGAGAAAAAGTTGCAATGGCAGCCAACGGCGGTTTGATGGGTC